ACGCCGTTAACGGCTCCCACGCTCCACTGCACGGGCCGCGTGCCCGTCCAGACGCCGTTCCAAGCCGCCGGGGAGCCCGTGTTGAGCTTCTCCGCAGGCGACTGGTCCATCACCCACGTGTGGCGATTGAACAGGTCGCCTGAGGGCACGGAGAAGAGGACGTAGTTCTCGAACGAGATCGCGGCCACCCGCTCGATGTTCGGCGATAGGTTGCCCTTCGAGACGGCCATCTCCGTATCCCGGTAGAGAAGTTCACTGGATACGCGGCTCTGAGCGGCGGCGTTGAGGGACGTGACGCCCGTCATCGTCATCCACCAGAGTTGACCGTACTGGGTCGTGATCGCACGGCCCGACACGCACCCAACCTGAGGGAAGAGAACGCGCTGGAAGTTGTTCGTGGTCTTCCACGTCTCTCGGTCGCGGATATTCGACTGGAAGATCGAGGTCGTGTTCTGGGTGAACACGAGGAGCTGGGGAACGTCCGTGGACGTGATCTCAGCGAGGCCCGTGATGATGTCGGGGAGGCGAAAGCTGCCGCCCTCTGACAGGTACTCGGTCTCGGTGAAACGGAGCGGGTCCGCGATGTCGCTCGCGAACAGCTCGTTGTCCCGGCCCACCCAGAGTCGGTCACCGGACCACTTCATCCACGTGCCCAGCGGAGTTTCGCCGGACAGCGGGTCTAGGTGACGACTGATCGAGCCGTCCCAGTAAGCCGCAGCCGTGCGTCCGTCCTGCATGATCAGCACGTCGTACGGATCAACGATTGAAAGCGTGCCGTCCACGTTCTGGCGCACCGACTTCGTGGCCTTCTCGAAGACAACAACGTCGGAGCCGCTGAAGAACTGGACGTTCGGGAGCTGCGTGTAGGTCGTGAACGGGTACGCGGAAGCGTACACTTTGCCCGCAACCGCCACAACGTGGTGCCACGCGCCGCCGGTCGGGCGGAAGAGCGTGTAACCTTGCAAACGACCCGGAGGCAGCTCGAAGACGCAGTTGTATCCGGGGCGCGTCTTGAGGACGCCGCCACGGTTGGTGACGTTCATCGCGGAACGGTACACGGTGTCTTCGAGGAAGGCCGGGTCCAGCGACGAGTCCATGCCGCTGACCCAGAAAGCGGAGCCAGCAGCGCCCAGACCACCTCGGATTAGATTCGGAGGAATCATTCGAGGCGGTTGTAGGCGGCGGCGATGTTCGGCCCGCGCACCTGAACCTCAGGGGTCGTGACGGGGTTGCGTGAGAGCTGCTCTTTCGTGATGAAATCGATGGCCCGGGCCAGATACTTTTCCCCGTCGTCGAGCTGATCGTCTTCCATCTTCTGGGTGCCCTTGAGCGCCATCAGAATGGCGAACGGGCTGTGGAGCGGGATGATGTCGTTCATCGACTTCAGCTTGAAGACGCGGCGACGGTAAATCACGCGGACCCATCCGCAGTTGCGGGAGAGCTTGATGCGGCGGTATGAGGGCTCGGTCTCGTCCGGCGCGTAGTCGCCGAGGAGGACGCCCGTGTTGCTGCCGATGTCGTAGGACGTGAGGCGAATGTACCCCTGCGTGACGCTCTTACGAACTCGGATGATGCGGGCAAAGACTTGTTGGTCGGGGTTGGGGATGGCGTACCCGTACACTGTGGGCACCGGGCAACCGTCCACCCATTCGCCGTTCACCTCAGTGCGGATCCAGCGATTGTCCTCGTCGTACCCATACACCCAAAGCTCAGCGTTCGTGTCTTCCGGGTTTTCCAAGAAGGCGATGAACTGAACGGGCTTCGGGGGATCGTAGATGATCGGAACATCGCCCTTGTCGTCCCAAACATAGGAACAGGTCTCGTGGCAGTCGTCGCCGGGTCCGTTCAGGTGGAACGAGAAGAATCGATTGCGGGCCTGCGCGGGCGTGCCGCCGATGTTGATCGCGAGCGGGGTCTCCACTTCACGTGGGAGCGTGACGCAGGTCTCGCCCGGGTTCGTGCAGATGTCCACGACGCCGACGAGCGGGTCCCAGTCGGACTCGTTCGCCAGCAGCTCGACGACGTAGTTCAGTCGGTTGAACAGCGTCGCGTCATCGCAGTTGGCGAGGATGCGCTTGGCGTCTGAAGCGATGTCAGCGACGGTGAACATTAGTACTTGTCGGGGTTGTCGTCTTCGGACTCGTCGATCATGTCCTCGTCTTCGAGGTCTTCCATGAGGGACTCCATCGCGTCCTCGGCGTCCATCTCCTCGTCGTACTCGGACTCGTTGTTCTCCGCGTCCTTCCCCTCGCAGTCGCAGATGTCGGTGATGGTCTTGAGGGACAGCTCCACGCTCAGAGACTCGCCTGCGCGGTCCTCTTTTTCAATCTTGGCGAGTCGGGAGAAACGGAAACGAATCTCGCCCTCCTCCGGGATCTCAACGCCTTGCAGGCCGTCGAGCCAGAGACGGGGGAACTTGTCCGGCCCGAAAGACATCGGGGCCGGGAAGTCGTTACGTTTTAGGGATACTGGGTCCATGATAACTGAGGGTTAGGGTCAAACGTATGGCTCGTCTTGGACGGTGCCGGAACCGTTGTTGGTGACGATCGGGGCTCGCGAATTTCCGCTGCTGTCGAGCGAGAGGTTATGGTGGTTGAAACAATCCACGGCAGTGGCGTTGTAGATGATGTCGGTTCCAAACCGCTCAAACGTATTGTCGTGAATCTTGACGAACGAGGAATTCGAGCAGATCACGCCAACCTGAGTGTCGGTGGTGCTGGCGGCGGCTCGGAAGAAGTTGTCGTGAATTACGGAGTGAGATGCGTAGTTCAAACGCACTCCTTCTCGGCTTCCATAGGTTCCACCGTCTGCAAACGTGCAGTTCATATCGCTCATGTAGAAACGATTGCAAAGGTTCGCGAGGACGTGGCCGAGGTACGAGTTGAAGTGACCGCCCGTGATCTTGAGGTCCTCTTCAACCGTCGAGGTGCTCCAGTAAACCGCCCAGTTACAGTTCACCGCGTCCGTGTCGGTAAGGTAAACTCCCTCGGGGGCCGAGGAACCCGAAATATAGACACCGGCGTCCCATTGGTAGATTTCGCAGTTGGTAATCTTGAACAGCGCCTCCGTTGATCCGGAAGGGTTGTCCAACCAAATTCCGTACTGCGGGTTACTCGCGCTCGGGAACGTTCCGGGGTCTGGTAGCGAATTGGGATCACCGACAAGTCGCGTGTTCTCGATGACAACGTTTCCGAGCTTCGACAGACGAAGACCGTAGGTCCATTGCTGGCCGCCGGTAGGACGATAAGGAGCGATTTCCACGTTGCGAATCAACGCGCCTGAACCCGTGGCGTTCGAGTATCCACCGGTGATACGAATCGCGCTGCCAGTGTTTACCGCGTTGGTCGCTACGGAGATGTTCTCAACCGTGATCGGCTGGTTATCGTAGACACCGCCGCCGTGCGGACCGCTCAACGTTATGGTCAGACCGCCGTTAGTGCCGGTGAACAACAGCGAAGTAACGCCGGGGCCATCGCCACGGATTGTGAGACCTCCGTAGTACTGAAAACTTCCGCTTCCGAGCGTGAATGATAGGGTTGAGCTGATCGCGTAAACGCCCCGAGGAAAATAAAGGACGCCACGGAAACCGAGTCCAACTCCGGTGCCCTGAACCGTATTCAAAGCATTCCACGCTGCCGTAATCGCGGATGCGTCATTCGTAGTTCCATCTCCCACGGCCCCGTAGTCCTTCACGTTGAAGACCGTAGAACTAGAAGGCCCCGTGTAACCAGTAAAGCCCGTCGCGCCAGTTGGACCCTGTGGCCCAGTAAAGCCCGTCGCGCCAGTTGGACCCTGTGGCCCAGTAAAGCCCGTGGGGCCCGTAGGACCTGTGACGGTAGAGGCTGCGCCCTGTGGACCGGTAAAGCCCGTGAAGCCCGTCGGGCCAGTGGCACCTTGGATACCTTGGGGTCCGGTGAATCCCGTCGGGCCCGTGAATCCAGTCGCTCCGGTCGGTCCGGTGACAGTAGAAGCCGCACCCTGAGGACCCGTCGGGCCCGTGGAACCTTGGGGACCAGTGTATCCCGTCGGTCCGGTGACAGTAGAAGCCGCACCCTGAGGACCCGTGAAACCAGTCGCACCCGTCGGACCCGTCGGTCCAGTGACCGTGGAAGCAGCACCCTGAGGACCCGTGAAACCAGTGTAACCCGTGGGGCCCGTTACGGTGGAAGCTGCGCCCTGCGGGCCAGTGTATCCGGTGTAGCCCGTGAAACCCGTTGCGCCCTGAGCGCCGTTGGGGCCCGTGTATCCGGTGTAACCCGTCGGGCCAGTAACCGTGGAAGCCGCGCCTTGCGGTCCGGTGTAGCCGGTCGCGCCGGTGGGGCCAACAGGTCCTTGAATCGGGCCGACGTTATCCCACGAGGAGCCATTCCACACGTACCCGTCGCCGTCATCCAGAACAATGTAGAGATCGCCCGGAGAAGCGCCCCCGGGCAGGTCAATGACCGACTGCACCGAGCCCTTGAGAACAACGCTCGTGCCATTGAGACCCTGAGGACCCGTGTACCCGGTCGGGCCCGTAGGACCCGTTGCACCTGCGGCCCCCGGAGAACCGGAAGGGCCTGCCACGCCTTGCGGACCCGTCGGGCCCGTGGCTCCGCTGGTCCCCGCAACACCCGTGTAGCCCGTGTAGCCGGTGTAGCCGGTTGATCCGGTGTAGCCCGTGCTGCTGCTGATGAACGAGTCAACGTAAGCTTTCGTCGCCGCGTCCGATCCGTCCACCGGAGTGGGCAGACCCGTGATCGTACCGCCCGTGATGACGACTCCGTTCGCATTCTGGAACGCCATCGTGCCCAGCATGCCGTACTGGACGAACAGCTCGTTGAGCACGCGCTTGAAATAACACGCAAGACCCTCGCCTTCCTGACGCGGATAGCCGGGGATGCCGGTATCCAGATCGCACGGCAACGTCCAGACAATCTGCCCGTCAACGCAGGTCTTCGTGACTTCGCCGAAGAACTGCTTAACAAAATTATCGACGGTGCTCGGTAGCGGCTCGTGTGCCGGGTCGCACGCAGGCGGGCACGGGTCGCAAGAGCAAGGATTGCAGGGAGGTTGGCAGGACATGGTGCTCTCTAAGTATACGACCTACACCAGCAGGTGCTCGAACCCGAATTGCCTCGCTCGCTGCTTCAACAGGTCACGGTCCTCCCGCACCCGGCTGTAGGCGAGTTCGTGGACCTTATCAACGTCGTGCCAGCCCTTTTTGACGGGGTGGTCGTGCGCGATCCGGGCGTCCTCGGCCCAGACGTACTTGCCCATGAGCTGGCAGCGGCCTGTCAGTTCGTTGTCGCAGCCCGCGTGGTGGTACCCGGTGTGGAAAAACTCGCCATCGAGGTGCGGGAGCAGACGTTTGGAGGCCAACCAGTGCGTGGCCAGCTCGCCCTTGGTCCAAATACCGTCGTTTAGGCCCACCAGACCGTCGGCGTAGGGGAAAGACTGGTACATCTTCTCCAAAGCATGCCTCAGGAAGCCCTTTTCGGGCCTACAATCGTTGCCGAGGAAGCAAACGAAGTCGCCCGTGGACCGATCTACCCCCTTTTTGACCGTTTTCGGGGCCCCGGAGCGGTTCTCGAACGAGTCCCGTTCGACGATGACCTCGAAATTGGTCCACCCGGTCGTTTCAGTCAACGAATTGACCAGATTCGTGAGCTGTTCCTCGCGCCCGAGCGTCGGGATGACGATGGACACCTTCGGGTTGAGGAAATCGAGGTAAAAAACCGAGTCCCGGCGGTATTTTTCGTTCTCCGGGAAGAATTCCCGGGCCTTCTGCCAGTGCTGGAAGCTACCCTTGCGGTCGCCAAGCCACCAGAGCGCCCAGTAGAGCACCTCGTGGGGCTCGTGCCGGTAGTGGTTCGCGTTGTTGGCGTAGAAGTCCGACCACGGAATCGTCGTCGCGGCCATCGCGTAGGCCGCTGCACGCTGCTTGTCGTCCTTCTTGTGGTAGTGCTGGGCCAGACGCATCCATGGCTCGCGTCGGGACGAGTCCCGGGCGATGGCCTCGTGCCATTTCTTAGTCGCTAGATCGTCGTTCCCAAGACGTAGAGCGCACTCGCCTTGGAAGATGATGCTCTGGGTCGCCTCGGTGAACCATCCGTTCAGGCCGAGGTGCCGCTCGAACTCTTGGTAGGCCGACTTGTAGCGGCCCGTGTAAAGCATCTCCCGGGCTAGGTAGTGGCTGTTGCGGTCGTTGTTCGGATTCTGGAAGCAGTCGAGGGCCAACCCGGTCAGGTAACGGCGTCGGTGATCGGACGGCTGCTGCCAGTGCTCCAGCTTGATGATCTCAGGCGGTAGGTAAGCGCGTGTGGCCGTGCCCGCGAGTACCTCGTGAACAACCCCGACCCAGTGGAGCTGAGTCCGGTTGTAGAACTTGCAGTGGCGGAACTTGACGATCTCGTTGCCGTGCTCGTCGTGAGCGAAAACGAACTCGTACTCAAGCTGACCCACGCCCTCGGCGATTCTTGCCTCGATCACGTCAAGGTTGAGCCGCGTGTACTCCTCGTCGCAGTCGGGCATCGCAACCATGTCGGTAGGCGCGAGCGACGCGGCGAAGTTTCGTGCTTTCGAGTAATCGAAGAGTCGGTCGCCTTCTTTGACTAGCGGCGGCTCGTCCCCGAAAATGAAACGCTCGTTGATCTCATTCGCGAGGTCCTTGTCGATCGTGAAGAGGAAACGCTCCCCGACCTCGTGCACCTCCACTCCGAGGTTGCGTGCGATGCTGGCGCTGTCGTCGGTCGATCCCGTGTCCACCAGAATGACTTTTCCCCCGCGCTGCTGGAACTCCTTGAGGGAGGCCAACAGGCGGGGGATGGTGCGGGACTCGTTCCGACAGATCAGTACGACGGAAAAATTCATCGTCTGTCTGCTGGAACTACGTGTTACCGGGAACGGCGATCGACACCCTTGATGGTGCCCTTATTTCGGGAAGCGTAGAATACGGCTTCGCCCTTCTTGGCACCGTATTCCTTCTTCATCGCCTTCTTGATCTTCGATCCCTTTTTGGTCAGCGGCATGGTTTTATGGCGTACTACGCCGACCACCGTACTAACCCCGGGACTACGGGGGTGTCAAGGCGTTTGGGGCCAGACAACGTTGAATGGAAAGCCAGCCTGCTGCGGCACGTCGCGGAGTGCTTGGCGGTACGCGGTCCACTGAGAACTGACTGCATCCGGCATGTCCTTCGCTTGTGTCCAATCGGAGCTCGACAATTTCATGTTCCGCTCATTACGGACCTGTCTGGCTTTTTGGTCCACAACTTCGGCACGCTCTTCGTTCGTGTACTTTCTCCACTGCTTCGTCTCGACGACCTCGTTCTCGAAAACAGTAAACGTGGAGCCGACGAATTTCTCGTCAGCAAGGCCCTCTTCAAGACGGACGGGAAGCCACCCGAGTTGTCTCAAGGACGCCTCATCCAACAAATCCAATCCGGACACGTTACGCCACGAACGAGGAAGCCCGCGCGGTCCTTCGACGATGGAGTTGTTTTCGATGAGGCAGTAGTTCATGGGCGGACGAGGGAAATCGCGGTTTTAAGCTCGCTCATCGGGTGCGACCAATCTCCGTATACCTGCTGCCGGAAAAGCCGCATGGAATCGTAGTACGGGGTCTTAGGGCCCGGAATGGCGTAAA